AGTCAGGCCGCCGCTATGCAGCAAAGTGGTCCTCGTGCTGACGACGACACTGACTTTTAGCAGCACAGCTGTGCGTCGCGCCGACGGCGCTGCAGCAAGCACCACTGCGATCTGGCCTGGGCCTGGACCTATACGGGTAGGCATTGTCATCTTCTTCGTGGTCGTTGTCATCGGCTGCGTAGTGGTGCTTATCCGAATGAAACCAGACCACCACCCACGCCCACACCACAAGGTCAACCTGAACACCTACGCCTTCAAAGCACCGCCAGCACCGCCAGCGCCCCCAGCACCGCCAGCAACCACACCGCCCCCGACGCAAGAGCTCAGAGCTCAGCCTCCACCACCATCGCCGGCACCACGACCGGCTCCTAAGCAAGGTAGGCACAGTAGGTAAAGGTGAAGGTGAACAGGTGAAAAAATCAGCACTGTTTAAGGTCATCGGCTACAAACCACACCCTAAGCAGGTGCTGTTCCATCGCGATCACTCGCGCTACCGAGTGCCGGTGTGCGGTCGACGGTTCGGTAAGAGCATCATGACCGCGAGGGACAGGGAGGTCGAACTCTTTGTCCCTGGAAAGTGGATCTGGATCGTCGGGCCTACCTATGACCTCGCGGAGAAAGAGTTTCGCATTATCTGGGATGACCTGATTGTGAAGCAGAAGCTAGGCCTGGACAAGCGTGTCAAGAAGTCCTACAACAAGCGTTCAGGCGATATGTTTATCACGATGCCATGGGGCACCACTATTGAAGCGAGGTCGGCGGAGCACCCTGAGAGACTAGTCGGAGAAGGGCTCGATGGAGTGATCATGAGTGAGGCGGCCAAGCACAAGCAAGACACTTGGTTGCGTTATATCATGCCTGCCCTTGCCGACAAACGTGGCTGGGCAGACTTCCCCACCACGCCTGAAGGGTACAACTGGCTGTACGACCTGTGGCGACTAGGGCAGGATCCTAACAACAGCCTGTGGAGTTCGTGGCGGTTTCCGTCGTGGGAGAACCCAGCAGTGTTCCCGGGTGGCTTCGAGGACCTAGAGATCCAGAACCTAAAGAACCAGATGACGCCGGAAGGCTTTGATCAGGAGATCGCTGCACTGTTTAGCAGCTTTGTGGGCAAGATATTCCCGGAGTGGGATGAAGACACTCATGTCACCAGCGTACCGTTCAGGCCGGAACTACCCAACTACATCAGCTTTGACTGGGGTTACACGAACCCTCTTGCAGCCATTGAGTTTCAAGTCGATGCTTGGGATCGGATTCGAATCTGGAGACTCCATTATAAAGCGTTTACCCGGCTTGAAGACCACCTCACCATTATGGCAAAGCGACCACAGCCAGACGGGTACCACATCAACCTCGCGTTTGGAGACGCTGCAGACCCCGAAGCAGCGGCTACCGTATCTCGATATCTGGCCCCATGTATTGCCTCGCCAGATGCAAAGACGAACTGGCGGGAAGGGATTGACCTGATCCGCGGCTTCCTGAAGCTCCGCGAAGTAGGGGTCCGGGATGAATTTGAGACACCAGCCTACGAGCCCTCGCTAGTTGTGGACCGCTCCTGTGCATTCTTTATCAGTGAGATGAATAGCTACAAGGCCAAGGAGAGCCCTACCGGGGCAAACGTGCCCGAGATGGGTCAGAAGATACAAGACCACGCCATTGATGCTTTGCGGTATGGCCTAGTGCATCTGTACAAACTAGGTGTGCAGCACCACTTGTCCGAGATTTATTCGCCAAACGACCTTCAGACTACCGGAGGCGACCCCATGTTTACCTGGCAGGGCGTGTGATGAGCGGGTTATCGGAGTGGGCCACCAACACCAGCCCTGTGGAGACGGGGGTTACCCCAGAGTCTCAAGCGATTTCTCTCCGAGATGCCTTGGGTCAATACGACCTGATCGAGGTACTGGACAACGGTACCGTACTGATGGCGGAGAAGCGCGATACTGACTTGCGGGAATTAGGTCGCTCATCGGCTTCACCGTTCACATCTGAGCTTCGTTCGGAGTACAACTACGATCTGATCGGTCGGAGAGGGCTGCAGAAGTACGATCAGATGCGTAAGGGCGATGGTACCGTGCGCGGAACTATGCGGTTGATTAAGACGCCGATCCTGAACGCACACTGGTTTGTGGATGCAGCTTCGGAAAGCACCCGAGATCAGAACGCAGCGGACTTTGTTTGGTGGAACCTGGTCGAAGCGATGACGTATTCGTTTGGTCAGATGATCTACGAAGCGTTGTTGATGCTGGACTTCGGCTACTACATGTTCGAGAAGGTGTGGCGTGAAGGCCGCTGGAACAACCGTGATGTGCTATATTGGGGGAAGCTAGCACCCCGCCACCCCATTGACGTGCTTGAAGATGGCTGGCACTTCGATAAGCATGGTGGCCCCGATTCGGTTGACATGGAGAACCCTGACAGTAGGTTCGGCGACCCCATCAACATTAGGATCGACAAGCTGCTAGTCTTTTCCTTCGACAAGGAAGCCGGCAACATCCAGGGGATCCCGCTCCTGAGGAGCGCGTACAAGCACTGGTTTTTCAAGGAGCAGCTGTACAAGATCGACGCGATCCAGAAGGAGCGGCATGGTATCGGCGTGCCGATCATCAAGCTACCACCGAACTTCACAAAGGAGGACAAGGACCTTGCTCAGGAGATGGGCCGTAACCTGAGGACGAACGAGACGGCCCACCTGGTGCTCCCACCGAACTGGGAGGTCTTCTTTGCCAAGCTGGAAGGACAGCCGGTAGATGCGCTCAAGAGTGCGGTGCACCACGACCTTGAGATCCAGAAGAACATCATGGCACCGTTCCTCGACAAGCCTGTCACCGCAGATGAGATGGGCACCTTTCAGGCTGCTTGCCGGTTTGTGGCGGATTTGATTCGAGACACGTTCAACAAGCACGCGATCCCACAGCTCATTGGCTACAACTTCGAGCGTGTGGGTGTGCCCAAGCTTAAGGCAACGAATATCGGTAGCAAGGCCGACCAGCGGACGCTTAGCTTTGCACTTCGTAACCTCTCCGGTGCTGGTATGATTCGCCCAGACGAGCGCCTGGAGAAGTACCTGCGCGATCTGATGGATTTGCCGGCCATTGAGCCGAGAACGGTCAGGACAGTTGCTACACCGCAAAGCGCTGCCGCACACGTTCCTGGGCCACCGCGCCAAAGCACCACACCAGGTATGGATCAAGGAACATCGCCCGGAAACAATGGTCGAGTTGGTGCAGATCGCTCAGGAGGATGATCCGTGGGCACTGTTCGTGTTCGTATCCCAGAGATCGTTGTCGAAGACAGACGACTCGGTCGCAACCTTAACCACGATCCCAGGTCTCGTCAGTATCGTACGGGTTGGGCTGGCAAGCCTGTTACTGCAAAGCATGAGCGAAGGATCCCATATCTCAACCAGAATAGCATCCCTCGGCTTCACGGCAGAGGTCTAGGCTGCTGCTCTGGTTGTGCTACAGTGGGCCTTCTGGGCAGCGAGCCGTTCTTTAGTACGCTAGATGAGGACCACGAAGAGGGCCTCGACATCAACCTGGCAGTTGATGTCTATTCTCTAGCTACACAGATTGATCCCTTCGCGGGCGTGTACCCAAACTCGGATACTGGATCCGACGGGTTGAGCGTTGCCAAGGCGGCTGTACAGTTGGACTATAGTAGTGGCTACCAGCACATCATGTCGCTGGATGAAGCCTATGCGCAGATTGTTGAAGGACCATTTATCTTTGGCGGCATCTGGATGAGTAGCATGGATGAGCCGGACTCAGAGGGTGTAGTACGCTTTAGTGGTTACGCTCGTGGTGGTCACGAATGGCTCTTTCGAGAGTACGATGCCACAACGGGCCTGTGGTTAGCGGACAATTCCTGGACGGAAGATTGGGGTCTGGGCGGTTCATTCAAGGTTCCAGACGAAGATATGCAGAAGCAGTTTGAACAACAGGCAGATGCCACCGTAATCATACCTCTTACTGAACCTGCTCCCACTCCGCAGCCGGAACCAGAGGAACATCCCTTCCCTTGGAAGGACGTCGATCCATGGAGGCACGCCCCGCACGTGTGGAGCAAGACGACCAAGGCGGTAAACGCGATCAACAAGTGGGCCATCTCCATAGGTCACGAGTGAAGCAGCGGCTCGGCACGGGAGGTCCTTGGGGGACAGGACTACTCATCCTAGGCCTTACATTTGTTGCTACCGGACTAGGTTACGTCCTCACTCCTATCTATGACCTCCGACCGCCCTTGCAGTGGATAAATGTAAGTCCTTACTTTCCTGTGCGTGGGCTAGCTTGGTTATGGATTGGCATTGGCACCTACAATATCTGGGAGTCAGTGACACCTCCGCAACGATTCCTCAATCTGTTACCATCGATCGGCTTGCTCATCCTTTGGTCTGGGATCTTCTACGCCTACTGGGTAGTGTACGGTGTCATATATGACACCTGGACACTAGAATGGCAGACGGGGACTCTGTACAACGGGTTCGCTGGAGTGCTAGCCGCATTTGGCTGGTGTGTGAATCCCCCTAGGGGTAGGCCGCGTAGAAATGCCTGAGTGGCAGACCCTAGCAGGTCTACTATCAACCGTGGTAGCCGTAGTAGCGCCTGCGCTGGTTTATCGCGCAACTCGGAAGCAGATCGCAGTCGACGAGCCCCAGAAGATCATAGACCAGCTACAGGAAGAACGAAGCGAAGATCGTAAGATGTACATGGACAAGGAAGAGCGACACGAGAAGCAACTCGGCCGAGCATTCGATCGCATCGAGGGGCTAGAGGCACAGAACAGGATACAGTGGGATTACATCCTACAGCTACGTTATTGGGCTGCGAAGCCTTCCCAGGAGCAACCGCCTACGTTGCCGCAGGAACTTATCACTCGACCTAAGCACTCTAGTGAGTCGTAAACAGGAACGCTTTGAGCGACGCCTAGCGGAGCGGCGTGGGACGCAGCCACAGAAACAGGTGCCGCAGAAGCAGGAAAGACGCACGCACGAGAGACGCAAAGAGCAGACCCCAGCAGAGCGGGAACGCATCCTCCGCGAGATGGGTATAGTGGACAGACGACGCGCACAGCGTCGGAAGTGATGCTATGATACTGAGATATTCCCAGAAGTTTCCCTCTCTGCGCCCTATCCTGTATTATACAAGTATCGAGGGAGGTTCGTGTGCCGATCAGTGCTGGTTATCTAGTCGATCTCCGAGGCGTCCAGTTCGATGACGCGACTAGTACTACCTGGATCCATGCCATGACGGCTGGGAAGTACTACCATCCTCAACACGGCGAGATCGACATCACCCCCGAGCGGATCCAGCGCTTCGCAGATAACGTCAACAAGCGTGTTCGTGGTATCGATCTCGACATTGACTACGATCACAAGGCCCATGACGGTGGAGCAGCTGGTTGGGTTCAGAATGCGGAACCTCGGTCCAACGGCCTGTGGTTACTGGTGCGGTGGACGCAGTCCGCCTACCAGAAGTTGAAGGAGGGCGCTTACAGGTACTTCAGCCCGGAGTTCCACGACGAGTGGGAACATCCCCAGACGAGGCAGAAGTTCAAGGATGTCCTCTTCGGCGGTGGCATCACGAATCGGCCGTTCCTCAAGGATATTCTGCCAATCAACATGACAGAGTTCGTCAATAGTGCTTCAGGAGGTACTACAGTGGATCCTGCAGAAGCCCTTAAGGAGATCGCCAAGGCGTTGGGGCTTCCGGACAGTGCAGACCCGGGTGTCGTACTTGGCTTCGTCCAAGCGAAGGTCGGTAAGCCTGCCGGAGGTGGTGGTAGTAGTGGTGGAGGCGATGGAGGCGGCGGCGATGGTGGTGCTGGTGCCGGCGCTGGTGGCGCTGGGGCTGGTGGCGCTTCGACTCAGGCGACGGAGCCCGCGCCCGGTAAGGAGAAGGGCAAGGAAGGTGAGCAGCAGAGCGGCTCGGTAGCCCTAGACGAGAAGGCGCTCATGGACCTTCCCTTCGTCAAGAACCTGATGACTACCGTCACTGATCAGGGCAAGAAGCTGGACGAGGATGCCATTGACAAGGCAGTCGTCAAGTTGTCCGAGAGGGCAAGTGGGAAGCAGCGTTTGATCCCGCCGGTCGTCAAGGATGGCCTGATCAAGCAATTGGGCGAACTCCCACCGACTGCTCGCCCCGCTCTCATCAAGCTGTTCGAGGACATGATCGATGCCGGTCAGGTAGGCGTCGAGGCTGGCGAAACCGGTCACGCTGGACACAGCACCGAGAAGTCGGCAGAGAAGACGTTCAACGATGCGGTT